TGTGTTTCTTAGAGAGTTTGATGTCTCCATAGTTGTTCTGGACCTCAATGGCGTTGGCCAAGCACCAAAGCAGAAGGGGGGATTCCTCCAGAACAATAAGCCCTTGCAGCAGCAATTCCCGAAAGGTTTTTACCGCCAGATTCTGCCCGGCGCAGGTCTGGGAAATTTCCACGCAAAAGTCCTCGTTGTTCCGTTCTTCGCAAAGGCGGATGGCCAAATCTGTGGCGTTGTGCCCGTCATAGTCCACCTCCAGGACCTCCCAATCGTGGGTCTCCTCCCCCCGGCTGATCCAGTTGTCCACATAGCCGTTGTCCGTCACATCCCCTGGGGTAAGGGTGCAATACCCCGCCTTGGCCCAGGAGAGATAGGGGACTCGGTCACTTTGCTCGTGCCGCTGCGCCCCATTTTCCGGCATGAATCCATGGGCCTTAACGGCCACCCGGCCATCCTCCAGCAGGAACACGGCAGCCACCCCGGACAGGTCGATCCGCTTTCCCAGGTCAAACCCACACCAGCAGGCCAGCCCATCCGTCAGTTCGGCAAATGACTCCCGGGGAATCATGGCCTCCCGGGCCAGCTTCATGCAGTGCTCGTCCAAATAGCGGTTGACGCTGCCGGTCTGCCACTGACACATCCGGCGGGTGAGGAACTTCCGAATTTTGTGTGGGTCATTGGACCCATACGCCGCGGTATGTTCCGCTTCAATTTGGTCCAGAAGATACTTGCTGTATTGGTTCGGATACCGCAGACACGGATTCGCCCACAACCATAGGGCCTTGTTATGGGGGTCCTCTCCCACCGGGAGCTCCCGGATCATAACAAAATAGGTTTCATCCCGACGGTCCCCATCCAAGATTTGCTTGGCATAGGTCTCTTCCGTATAGCAAGGTTTGCTCTGGGCGTCGTCGCCCGCGGTGGTAATCACATCCAAAAGGGACTGGGGCCGCTTGCCGAAAGAGTCCACACCGATCTCATAGATCTCTGAGGTGGGGTGGGCATGGTATTCGTCCACCACAAAATAGCTGGGCGCGCCGGAGTCCTTGTTCTTGGTGTCCTTGGACAGGGCCCGCATATACCC